GATACTCTCAAGAGAGGAACTGGGGAAAGGCCGTCCGACGCTGAAATGCGCGGAGGAGCCTCTCCAGACCTCCCACTCGGGGCTTGCGCCCCACCCCGCCACTAATACGGCGGAGCCATCCTTAGTTTGATGTCGACGACTAAGGGACGTCCTGAACGTTCCAAATGGTCCTCATCAACTGTGGCTGGCGAAACCACAGCCCATCTGCCGTTATCGGCTTGCCCGAATATTCTCATATTCGATTGGGCCGAGCGTGCATCCGGAAGGAGGCATTTGAGAAGGGCGCCATAGTCCTCAAGAGAATTCTTGGGGAGTCTGGCATACAACACATATCCCTTAACCAGGGGACTATGTGTGTTAACATCCAACGATTGGGTTTCATACCCAAGGAAGGAGTGTCTGCCCAACACAGGCGAAGTCGGTGAGACCACCGGATAATGCTTAAGCATCCCGGAAATCTTACCGTCAAGCCACTCACAGGTTTGCCAATAACCAGCATGATATAGCTGGTTACGAAGGCTCACAAGTGAGTTGACTGCCTGTACGTCCAGCCGTGAGGAAGGCCATGCTTGTCTGACTTTGACAATTGAAACGTCAAGGCCATCAAAGTACTCCTTCCCGCAAGACTCCCGGAACTTACCGTTCCAGAAGGACTTGCCACGATTCACTTGAGAACCAAAATTCTCAAGCGTCGTGATCACGGACGACACATATTCTACAGGGACGATGATATCGTCTCCGTAGACACGCACCTTCAGGGACAGAGATTCTATCTCTGCCCTTGTAAGGGGAGTCCTAGACTCTCTTGCTTTTTCAATCCCAAGAAAGACCAAGGTCAAAAAGACCATGGCCTCAATGGGAAAGCAGAGAGCCGAACCCATAGACGCGTATTTGGCCAGACGTATTGTCTGACCATCTACGTCAGCCTTTCGGGACCGTGTTGCATCAATTGCCGCATTCAACCAGCGGTGATTGGCGAACATGGTCCTTACGAGCTGATTGGAGACGCGATCGGACGCTTCACTCAAGTCGAGTGTCGCAAGGGAACCATCACTGGAACCCTTTTGAGCCAAGAGCTGGTTAGGCTCTTGGTCCTCAAATCCGATCATACGATTCAAGGTCTTATCGACCTTGACGTAATCGTAGAACGCGCTACGGAGAGCCTGCTGTGCATATTGCATGCAAGTAGGTTCCATAGCGATTACTCTCGGCGTCTTCATCGTTTTAGGAACAAGAATAACCTTAACAGGTCGTTCTTCTCCAGGTTCGAGGATGTCTATCTCGTCTAGTTGGTCGTAATAACGCCAATTAGGGAGTAGAAATTCCCCAGCGGGGAATATCGCCTCCAATCGAGCGGTCCATTCTCTCTGATCATACTTAGCGTTACCGCTAAGGCGATCAGCAGTAGAGCCCGGACCATGTTTGGGTACTAGTTCCAGATTGTAGACCTCTCGGTCTATTTTCGAGAACATGTTTCCAAACAGGAGTGAACTGACGCGTCGAAAGTCCTCGAAATCAATCGGGGCTAACTTCGCGTCGTTCAAACGGACATCCTTCTCACATTGGACATATCCGCGCAGGGCGGCTCTTTTCCGTTCCGGAGAACAGTCGAGAGCGATCTTACTGAACATCAACGAAAGTTGACGGACAGCGAGCATCGAATCCCAACACGGATCGTCCAATAGGACACCACTATAGCGGTCTAACACACGATCAAGGAAACCTCCGAGAAATCGGGGGAGACCTTCTTTCCACTGGAAACCAGTGAAAAGACGTCGATCGACAAAACCTTGGTCAAGACTTTTTTCGAAGTCTTTTCCAAAGTTTGCCAGGGAAATCGTCAAAAACGAGAACCCCTCATGTTCGAACCGCGCATGGACAGTTTTAATGTCCATGGTGGCGCTAGTGTGACATCTACTCGCACATTCAAGTGCGAGCCTTTGCCAGAGCAGCAATAGGCTTTTCATAAGCCCTCCTAATAGAGGTAGCTTAGTCCTAGCCTATGACTGTCGATCAGTTCGGCTAAAGAGAGTGCGCGATAAGTACCAAGTACCTATCGAGAACTCGAGCGAAACGGAGTGTTAAATCCGTATCGTCTAGCCAAATGACTAGGATCCCAAGCAAGAAACTCCAACCCGAAATGAGTACAAGAAGTACCGTTCCGAAAAAGAGCCTTGCGAGCCGATCCTCACTCCGATGATCACGTTCCTTTACGACTCACCGCCAAGCAACTTGGAGATGAGCGCATCGGAACTAGCGGTGAACGCGGCCTTAAAGCCCGTGTACACTGCCAGAGCCTCGGCATTCGTGTACCCGACCACAGGCACGTCGAAAACGATGTAGTTTGACATCGAAACCTTCGTGTTCTGCGCCGGGATAAACGGATCCGAGGTGATCTTCGAATGGTCAACCCGAAGCACACGTCGCGTCCTCCGCCCGTAGGTGGAGTTTGCGGCGAGCTTAATCAGGCCATCCGCACTCGTGTATTCACTTCCGTTGGTACCCGTACTCGTACGGGGCAACGGCGTAGTGACTGCCGAGATAGTGATGGACTGAGGGTCTGAAAACGCCATAGGCGTGCTCCTTCTCTGTCTCCCTTTCAGGGGAGACCTGGTGTTTTAACAGCAGTTTATGACTGCCTAGAGACTCCGGGAAATTCCGAGAGCCCCCAGGATGGCCAATTGGACGGTACTAAGTCCGTTCCAAGTAAGGCCGAAACCAAAGGGGTTAGCACGCTTTCTCATTTTAGTCTCAGTGACCAAAACGAGAGGCGCATCTGTCTTAG